ATCTACGTCTGGTGTAAGCCATTATATAAATAAACTAGATATTTTTTTCTGTAAACGAACTTTAATATCACAAAAACATTTAAATAAAATGTCCATATCTATTACTAGGTGAGAAAACAAAATACTCTTGCGCTGAGGACCTGCCAGCGTCGCAAGCTCCTCGCATAGGCCCGAACACATCGCTGCGCATAGAGTTTAATTTAAGAGTCTAATGGAGAAATAATATTATTATGTTCCTCATCAGGATTATATTTTTGTAATAACTTATCGTCATTGATTATCCAGATTTTCCATCTGTCTAAACTGAGAAGTTTTGTATCAGGTAGATGATTAGTGAAGACCCATATCTGGGGTGAATCTATCCACCAAGCTTTATAGTTGTAGCGGATATCAAATAACTTGCCTTTCTTCACTTGTTCGATTGCACTATACATGCCATACAGTCTTGATTTTTCAATTGCACGAGGCATATCAAAAAACATTATCTTGGGTGTTCTGGTTTCTTTTGCCATACAAATGTTACAGGCTACCGCTATCAATTCCTTAAAGTCATTGAGAGGGGGCATATCTATGCCGCCATGTAGTAATTCGCCGAGACTAGCAACGGTCGATTTCCCGATACAGCCTTTAGTATCGTAGATAAGATTAATATTTCGACCTTCAAAAACATGAGCAGAGTCTAATATTTGGTGTTGAAATGGATGAAGTTCTAAATTTCGCAGTTGTCGTGGTATATAATTTTGTTGTTCTTGTTTATTTGATTTGTCAGACCAAGGACCACGAAGACGAGTATCTTCTTTCATTGCATAAAAGAATTCCTCTTGGTGATTATGGGTTAATGTTTGTTGTATATAATTTGGTGATTTTAAATTTGATGCTTCAAATAAATCGAGTAGTTTTTGTTTAAACCGCTTTTTTATTAAGCTAAACCGACCTTGCCAGTGAATGTATCCAGTGTCGCTTTTCTCCAACTGAAATACCCACTTTTTGCAATTAGCCTTTAAAAACTTGATGAGAACCTCTTCAGATTCATAGTAATCTTCGTTGGCTCTGAAGTCCCAAACGGCACACTGAGAAATTTGTTCCATGATATAAATAACAATAGAAAATAATTCTTTAGATGATAAATCACTAAGGGGATTTTTTGACGTTTCACGTGGAATGACGTAAAAAATCTTATATATATATAATTTAAAATGATTGGAAATTCTGGAAATTCTGGAAAATTTAGACATTTTTTAATGTCATAATTATCCTAAAGATATATATAATATGTCTTTAAGTATAATTGTTTAAACGTCGATATCGACACCAACATCAGCAACACCTGAATCTTGGTTAATAATTGTTTGAAAAGCATTAGCTATAGTAGTTAATGGAGCAGTTTGTAAAACTATTTTAGATTTAAGTTTATTCTCAATACCGAGAACTCTTTGATTTTCTCTAATCACTGACAATTGACAACTTCCGGACGAGATAACATTGTCACCTCCAATTGCTTCTGAACTTCCGACGATACCGCCTTGAAATTCTACAACTATATTATGACTAATACCAGCAATATGATTAAATTCTGATTGTTCACGCATTATTTTATTTTTTTCTAAATTAAATATAAAAGATGAATTAAATTGTTGTCCCGGTTTGAGTGAGAACTCAGTAGTTGAAATTTTGTCAAACCAAAAACCAACACGGTCTTTTATTTGAGGAGACATTGGAGATAATGTTGGGTCGGTAGATGCAGTAAAACCAGCAGGATTTAAAGAACTTCCAGGCATATTATATGCACCAGTATAATTAGATACACCAGCAACAGTATTAAAAGCAAAACCGTTGCCTACAGTTTGTTCACTACCTATACCATTTGTAAGTAATGAACGAGCATTATTTGAATAATACATCATCATATTAATAGGATTAATTGGGGTTGAATCATAACTTGTATCAGTATCTCGTTTATGTCTAAATAAATGTATTTTACCAGTTAATGAATTACTTGAAGAATTAACCATTTTAATAGACTCTTTATGAGAATCTATATAAAATTTGGCATTATCACTAAAAGCATTTCCAGCAACAGTTGGGTCAGCAGTAGTAGTATCAGTATATTGAGTGCTTTTATAACCAGTAATATCAGTTTGTAAATCATCCGCCAACATTTGGCACACATTCATACTAAACCAGCCTTTTCTGCCGCTTATAGCTTCTGCACTAAATTGATAGTTTCTTTTGAACACTAATGGTGGTCTATCGACAGCACTGACTTTTTCAGCAAATGTTTGAGGTCTTTGTTTACCAATAACAACAGGAGCAGTTTTTACAATATTATCGCTGGCTTCTAATCTTTGGTTTCTTGTGTATCTTGCTCTTTTACGATTTAATAAAGCAGTATTAGCTTGATTAGCTTTGTATTTATTATATGCATATTTTGTAGCAAATGCAGCAGCAGCAAGAGGAATTGCTTGTGTTCTTCTTCGAGGTGCAGTACGTTTAGGTGCTTTTGATTTAGGTTTTGATTTGGTTAATCTACGTCTGGTGTAAGCCATTATATAAATAAACTAGATATTTTTTTCTGTAAACGAACTTTAATATCACAAAAACATTTAAATAAAATGTCCATATCTATTACTAGGTGAGAAAACAAA